TGATACAATATTTAATAAATCATAAGGATCACTTAATGCACCAATAATGTTTGCACGACCTAATGTCTCTTGAAAAATTTCCTGAGCAATTCTCGCTTCAAATTCACTCTTTAATCTTTCAGCACCAATCTTCGCCAATTCTGAATCTTCAGATAAAGGACCATTTGTTCCCGTTGGATTATTACTTAATAAAATCTGCCCAGGTGAATAAAATGAAGAAACAAAAGTGAAATATTCACTTCTGGGATCAATAATATTATCTATAATGGTCTGAATATACCTTTCAGTATATCCCTCAGGAGGTCCGTATCTGTTCTTTAAAAACATATTAACAGATGCATTCTCCGTCTGATTGAATAACGGTTCTGAATCAACAACTGAATAATTATCCTGAACATATCCACCATCCGCTGGTGAAGTAGTTGAATTGAACGCCTCAGCAGTATATGGAGGTAAATTTCTTACCAATAAATTATTTCTAAGTTGTTGTGTTGCACTAAAACTTAAAGGACTGTTCATAATGAATAATTATTTATTCATAAATAGATGTTTGAATCGTTTTTATATTAGTTAACCGTAAGCTGTACTAGAATCATTAATGGCATCTTTAATTAATGTTTTTAAATTACCTTGTATTTCTGTATCCGTTCTAATAATATTTGCGATTTCATTTGCAGCCATTTGATTACCTCTCACATTCACATCTAATGATATCTGCATAGGTTGATTAAATTTAACCTCAGCAACTGTATTATTTGAATTAGGATTAAGTGCTTTAAAATCAATAAATTGTGGGGGTGCTGAAGTAGTATCTGATAGTTCAGATTTAACTTGTGATGGTCTCACTTCTCCATTATTATTATTTTGTGGTGTTTCCGTTACTACCTCTTCACCAGTAATTACTCTACCTTCTTTACCATAAACATTAGTTTTTTCTGAATTAACTTTTAATTCCTCAGTTTTGAATGCATCTAACATTTGATTAAATACTTTATCAGCATAACCCTCTTCACTAGCTAATCTTTTTAAATCTATTTGTGCAATTGATTCTATATATTCTGTTATTACAGTCTCACTAGTGCTGATCATTTTACCTAAGTTTTCTTCTATAAAATCAGAAGTTGCACCATAAAAAGTTTTTAAACTACTTGTTATTCCTACAACAGCATCTCTTCCTTCTGTTAGAAGTGCAGCACCAGGTTGAAACTCAATTTTAGATATTTGAGCGAGTATCTCTTCTTGAACACTAAGTTGATCGTCGGCGATTTGCTTTTGACTTTTTCCCTCTAACTCTTGTAAGTCTCTTAATTCTTTAAAATTACCAGCAGTAAGTCGTGAAACTTCAATACTATCATCCATATTCGGAAGTTTAATTTTCAACTCCCCTTCAGTATCAAATTCTGAAAGATTTTTCACCAATTCTTGATACTCCATAGGTATAGTACCAAGACCTTCAATTACTGATAATTTTTCTTGTTCTTGTTTAGAACGCATCGCCTGTTCGGCCAAATCACTATAAGACATACCCAGCTGATCTGCCATAGTTCTCAAACGATACATTTGAGTAACAGGAATATCAAATTTACCTGTTTCTTTGTTAAAACTCACCGCACTTGCCGCTGCTTCCATAATTGAATCTTGTAGACCACCCATATCTTGTTGTGCCATATACAACATTTGCATAGGGTCACCCAACTTACCTATCTCACCACCCATCATTTGGAAACTTGCAGCCATTTCAATTGCTTGTTCAGGATCCATTAACTTATCTGCCAATTCAACAGTTTTGCCAAAGTCAAAACGTAATGATTGTGCACGTGCAACCATTTCAGAAAGACCATCAATACCATTTTTGAAATTATATCCAGCCAAAAGTTTTACGTTATCGGCAATAACCCCCATGAATTGATTCACATTCAATCCATAATTTCTTGCCATATTGGACATATCTTCCAAATTATCAATCATATAATCCGTACTCAATCCCAATGTGTCAAAAGCCTCTTCAAATTTTGCCATTTCATCAGCTGCCAAACCTGTGTTTCTGGCAATCAGTTGCATATCAATTATTTGATTTTTGGTAAAGAAATTAGTTCTTTGTAGCGATTGATTGAGTTTAGAAAATAAATCAATATTGTCCTCAATAGAAACACCAAATTCCAGTGTCGCCATTGTAGTGTCCGTTAAAACTTTTTCTAATTGTCTAACAGTTTCGGGTCCTCTCTGTAGTACTTCCCTATTTAAATTTACAATCTGCTGATTTATATTCAAAGCAGATTCAAACATCTTATTAGGAACTAAATTTTTTAATGTGTCTTGTAATTTGAATAAACTATCAGTAGTTGCATTTGTAGAACTACTTAAATTTTTCATCGCATTATTTGCATCACCAATTGTACCCGCCATGTGTAGATTTCTTTTCTAATAAATATTACACCTAAGAATTATTTGCTTTGATTTTCTTCAATCAGCTTGTTAATGAAGTATTTTCTTTCATAGGTAGGCATAATCATTATATCCCCATAAGAAAAATGAGCATATTTAATCAGATAATAAATTTCATCTAATAAGTTTTTTCTATGTTCAGAAGAAAGGGCGAAAAAACTCAACCCCGAAAGAGATATTAATCTCTACATTCTCTCCTGACGGGGCTTTTACATTTCTTTTTAGGTCCAATCTTGGTTCAGCTTTTGCCATCAATTTTTTGATGTGTTTGCTATCCATAATTGGTAAGTTATTTATAAATTCACTTTTTTTGCTTTCGTCTACTCCTTCAATTTTAACGATCATTCGTTCCAAACGAGTAGTTGATACGGGTGCAATCACACCATCAGGATATTGTTCAATAATATTGTTAATTTCTTGAAGATCTTTTGATGATAAAATTCTACAATAAACTTTTTTATTTGATTTCGTCAAACTAATTTCAAATAGACCCTCTTCATTTGGTGTAATTTCAGGATCCAATACAGATACACGGTCCAACATTACTGAAGATTCAAAAAATTTGTTTGTTGCAGGATCTTTTACTTTAAAAGTATATTCAGGACCGAACGAGGAGTTCCTTAAGAAAATAAGGATCGCTTGGATATCCACGTCCAACAATTCATCAATATTTACATCGGGTTCATAAATTTTTTCTCTTAATAATGTTTTAATAAGATTATCATTCTGATTAGCGTTCATTATTAAATTTTCATCTTTGGCTGTTAAATAACCAACCTTAACTGATTTTTTCCCATTTTTATAGAACTTACCTTCAGAGGGTAATTTAACCACATCGTGTGGTAAATCAAAGTTCATTTGTCCATATTGTGTTGTTTGATCCATAGTTTTTAACCTTTTTAATAATTAAATATAATTGAAGAAATAATTTTTTGTAGTATAAAAAAAGAAAATCCACAACCTACCGAAATAGATTGTGGATTGTATAAAATATGTATTGTTTTTAAATTAGTATACTAATATACATCTGTCAGGACGTAACGTAGCTGAAATTGTTGCCAACCCGTCATCACCATAACTTAAATCGTTAAAGTTAACGTTCGTTAAGAAAGTTCCCTGTAAAATCCATTTTTCAACAGCAACTCCTGTAGGATCCAACATTTCCAAAGTAACGTCATCTTTTTTGTAACCCGCAGCATAACCCATTCTACCTGTTACAGATTCTGCGTGTAATCTAACCCACTCCATCAACGCTTGTGCAGCTGAAGGTCCGATTGGATCTCTAAATGTTACGTTTATTGTTTCCCAAGTAAAACGTCCTGCAACATATGTTTCCGTATTTAAAAACGGTATTGGTGTTGCTCCGATGTTTATTTGTGGTCTTGATGCCGACTCTACAAACCATGAATTAATTCCCAATGAAGAAGGAAAAGATAAGATAAATCTATTCTTTCTTTTGGGTTCATACGGTACGGGCATTTTCATTAATAAATCTGCCATGGTTTAAATTTTTTTGTTTTTTATTTATTTATAAATATCTCTTAAAGATTTTTCTATTTACTTTTTTTTTGATCCAGTTAAAATCTCTATACTATACTTCTTTTTTCTCCCCTTTACTAGTTAAATATGTTCTAACTGGATTATCTTCATACTCTTTTTCAAGAAAATCTTTAATCTTTTCAATATTTCTTACATCATCATCAGAAAATCCAATACTAGGTATGAAATTATTAGAAATATCATTCTTTAAAAACGCTTTCTTACCTAAATTAGAAGACATTTCCTTAACATATGCAATAAATTCTTTTAAAGCCTCTTTTTTAGCCTCTTCAGGATTTGCTTCAGCATTGGTCCCAAAACTAACAGGATAATACTTACATAAATCCAAATAGTCATTAATTAATTTATTATCATCTTTAATTTTTTCACCCACCAAATCCCTGTATTTTTTAAGGTTATAAACCAAGATCTCTTTGTTTATACCCATATGGTTCGTTTGAATGAAATTATATATAGATTCCCTTAAAATAGTCGGTGTGTGACCCCTTGCAGTTATAATTGCAAAAATAGATCCCGCATTGATACATTCCACAAAATCATTCCACGACGGTCCTGGTTTTGCCAACATTGAATCCACAACAAATTGTTTATCACCCTCCACTCTAAAGTTTTTAAACGGATTTTCAGAAAAACCAACAATCTTGTGTCCCTTATAATCAAATTCCTCCACACCGATCATTGTACGGTACTCTGCAAAATCTTCGGTACTCATACCAACTTCCTTTCCATCTTCGTCCAAAACAATAATTTTGGTCGGCATCTCAAGAATGTTGTCGTCCCAATCAAATGCATAATACTTTAAATCGGGGTTGTCCTGATCATCAAAACCTTCAAAAAGTTGTTTTGTTTGATAAACCTCGTTTAAGTGTTTTCTTATAATGTGTTTCATTTTTCAGAAGAAATAGTTCCGATTAATCTTTCAAATTGTTCTTCAGTTATCACAATGTTTTGTGGTTTTTCTGAAAAGTATTTTTTTTCAGACCCCTCTAATTTAAGAGATTCAGTAATTACATTTTTTTTAAATTGCATTTTCTTATAGTTTTAAAAAATTTAATTGGCAAAGGGGGATCAATTGGTGAACCCCCATAATATAAATATAAGTATATTAATTATACATCTTCAAATGAAGCACCTGTTGGTGTGATCAAGAATTCAATATCAATAAATTCTAATGCTCTTGTTGGTTTGATATAAATCTTACCTGTTAGAGTATTTGAATCAAGATCTTCAGGTGTGTCTGTTACTACAACTCTAAAGTCAATAAGACCTCTGTCACGTCTGATGTTTTCCAAGATTGGATTAACTGAATCCAAGAATTCTTGACGAACCTGTTGATCATTTTGATCAAACAATAGACGTACAGCAACCGCTGAAATCAACTTACGTGCTTGTAATAACAATCTTCTCACGTTAATTCTATCAAGTGCTGATTCTCTAACTTGAAGAGTTTTGTTACCCCAAATTACAGTTCCCACATCAGAGAATGTTGCAATTGGGTTAATTCTTCCTTTATAAAGAATATCACGATCTTCTTGTGTGAGTTTCTTTCTTGCTTTCACTGAATTCACAAGACCACGAGTGTAACCCGCTGAAGCGAACCAAGGGAATGCGATGTTATCCGTCAACGCCAAGTTTCTTACAACTTCAGCTGTCGGTGGAATATAAACTTGTGTGTTATTAACACTGTCTCTTGTAAGAACCCAAGGATAATACGTTGCCGTATAGTTTGAGTCAATACCTGTTTCATCTAAATTATCTACTGATTCTTCAGGATAAATGAAATCGGTTGTGAAACTTCTTGTGTTATTAACAAACATATTGTAATCAGGTGTAGTACAGATATAAACTGAATCAGCACGATCTGTTTCAATCATATCAATTGCACTTTCAACCAAGTTTGAGTTATTAACATAATCTATACCAGGTGTTACAAACAAGTTGATGTTAACCGCTTCAGGGTTCGCAAATGTTGATTGACCCCATAAGTAAGCATAATAATCGGTGTTTGCCCATCTTTGTTTGTCTGGTCCCACGATTTGTTTGAATGCACCCCATCCTGTTGCGTTTGAATAATTTACAGAAGTTGCTGCACCTTTAAGATAACCTGTATTACCTAATGTAAATGAATCTAAGTTTGTTCTATATTCTCTGTAAATATCCCAACCATCAAAACCACCTGAAGGTGCGATTGTGAATTTACGAGCAGATAAACTGAAATATGGGTTATCATTGGTTGATGGATCATTTCTGAATTCTGCAACACCAACCTCAAATTGTGATTGACCTGATGTAATATAATTTGAAGGAACTGTAACTACGGTAGCACCTGAATCCATATGGAAACCTTTTGTAAGGTAAGCCCAAGGTGATGATTCTAATGCTTGACCTAAGTTAGTTGGATTTTGTTTTCCTTTATATTGGAAGAAATCAACATCAATTCCAACTGTATTTGAAACACCCAAATAAGTTCTACGAACTCTATCACCTGCACTTCTTGTAACATTGTCACCTGAAGCGGTACCAAATGGTGGGTTAAATAAAACTTCACCCGGTGTGTTATATTTTGTTTTATATAATAAATGTGGAGACTTGATTGAGTTGGACTCATATCTTCTCGTTAAATATCCTCTGAAACCACAAGGTAATGCATCTGTCGGTGCGTCCTCGCTCATTTCCAACATAATAAATGATGATCTCAATTGATATTCTCCGTTTGAAGTACCCACTTTTTTAGCAACGAAACCATTTTGATTTGGATCTAACGTACAGTTTGTGAATTTTTCTAACACAAATGGATTCGCATCCGTATCAAAGAAATCTCTAACAATAATATCAAAAGTTAAGTTTTGAAATGACATATTCACGATTGAAATCTTAACTTGTTGATTCGCTGAATTACCATCAGAAATCAATACAAATTTAAATAAGTCATATACTTCATTACCACGCAATTCTGAAACCACATATGGAGTTTCAGGTGTTTGGTAACGATCCAAATACCAACCAATTGATGTATTAGTTGCATTATCATTTCTTGCAGAAGGAAGATCAATTAATGTGCAATTTAAACCACGAATCTTACCTTCACGGTATCCATAATTTAATAAGTTATAATATGCTTCTTCAACAAATAAAGGAATTTCAGTTCTTGGTTTTGCAAAATTACTCTGACCAAATACTTTGGTAATATAATTTGTATTAGCCAATGAGAATGAAGTTTCAAATTCAAATGTGTTAGAATCTTTTGTGATACCTGAAATTTTAAATGTATCAAAAGGATTAGAAGTAACTCCCGAATACACACCTGAACAGATCATTTGAACATCGGTTAATCCTGATACTTCATATATTGGTCCATCACCTGTACCGTAATCACTAATACCTCTTGAACGTAAAGTTGCAATTACCATATCATTGTAATCACTAATAGGTGTTCCCGAATAGTTGGTTACATATATAACTGCAGTACCTGAATAAGATCCAGCACCTGTTGAAGTTAAACCTGTTGTTACCATACCAAAACCAACACCTGTGTATTGACTTGAGTTACTTGGGAACATCGCATAATACCAAGGATCATTTTCTGGTGCAGTGAAATCTGCAACATCAGTTGTGATACCATCAACTCCAAATGTTTCACTGAAGCCTGTATATGAAGACGAAGCACCTGTTACTGAACTAAATGTAGATGCCGATACGGTACCCCAAAACTGTGCAGTAGCACCTGAAGTCGCCACATCATTAATCTCACCATTAAAGTGAGCGATAAAATCATCTTCCAATGAAGACTCACCACCACTGAATGTAGTATAAGGAAGTGAGAATACCGATGAAATTGATGCTGGTAAATTTTGATTGAAAATTGAAATGGTCGTACTATCACCTGTTACCCCTGAAAAATCTACACTATATACTGTAGCAGGAGCACTAGTTACGGTAAGACCTGATGAATCCAAATTACCAACTGTGGTAATTGACCACGAAGGACCTGCATCATATCCTGAAAGACCCAATACTCTTGTTACGAATAATTGGTTAGATTGTTGAAGATACGCCTTTGCAATGTAGGCTGCTTCGTATTTAGGAATCTGTGTGTTCACAAATTTTGCAGGGTTTGTACCACCAAAAATTGTTTGGAATTCATCATAATTTGAGATGAAAATTGGTTCAAATGCCGGACCCGATAAAGTTTCTCCGACCAACCCTAAGGTTGTAACCCCGACGCTTTGTGCCACAAAACTTAAGTCTCTTTCTGATGTATAAACACCCGGTGAGACAAATACTTTGTTTGATGTCGCCATTTTGTTAATTTTATTTGAAATTTATTTTTACTATAAATACTTGGAAAAAAAACAAAAAATTATATTTTCTGTATTTATTTATGGGTCAGTAAGAAAATTTTCTACCTTTTTTCTGCCAAAAACATTTACCGATGGGGGATATCAAAAACATAAAAATATCAAAAAGAAGTCACGAAGTACTAAAGAAGTATTGTGAAAAAGAGGGATTGGTTTTGTATAAGTTCTTGGAAAAACTGATTGAGGATCACTGTTCAGAACCGACTGATATATATGGTGATAAATTATAAAAGTTGTACGTTGCAATAAAGAATCGCTTCTTTTGAATTATCATCTTTTACTATTTCAATAACCACAACATCATTAGTATTAACGGAAATTTCGGTCATATCATCACCATAATAATTTCCATTTATATATACTGAAAAACTATCCACATTTTCGCTATTAATGATTTTGATATCTGCGGTGTATCTATATGTTTCGGTAAGTGCGGTTATACCTGTGGCAAAATTAATATTTAAATCAAACTGATCTGAATTTTTATTTGGATTGTTAAATCTTTTTGAACTTGATGAAACATCTGTTTCCAATAAGGTAAGACTTCTTGATATTGCTGGTTTCACTTCAAACTCTTCTTCATCCAACAAAAATCCCATCATCATAAATTCATAATTTTGAACATAATATTTCCTTTTCTCAATATCCAAAACTGATTCATCGCTGATGCTGTTTAATACGATTGGAATATAATGTCCTTTGATTGTTGCATAAGACTGACGTGATGCAAACTCCTGAAGAACTTTTTTGTTAAAATCATTCAAATGTCTCATCTTATTGCAGAAAATCTTAATATTATATGTAATATCAACAGGTATTGGTTGAGGTATGGTATATATGTCCATACCTTTTCTTTGACCATCCCAAGTTGGAACTTTCGCATATATAAATTGTCTGCGGTTTGGAATATTGTATTGTGTTGAAGGATTGGTACCATAAGGTACTTCTGGCTTTCTAACTGTAGCAACAAAAGGTGGTCTGATATTTTTATCTAAATCTTGGAAGTTCCAACTCTCCGTGAATTGTGCCCAATTTTGTGTCGTAATAATAATGTCTATTGTTGGAACCTTTTTTCCGTCTGCAGAAATTTCCAAATTTTCTTTTACAAAATCCAACATACCTCTATCCAAATCAGAATGTTGTATTCCTTTTGGAAGATACGTTCCGTCTCTTTCAATATTTTCAAGCAATTCTTCTCTTCTCCTCAATAAAATTTCATCAGGAGTTAAGGGTAATGTCTTTTTTATTTTTTTTGGTAATGCCATTAACAATAAATACTAAAGTATAGAATTATAATCCCGTAAATTCACCATCGTTAACTGGTGATGCAACAATGCTTCTATAAAAAGGTTTGTAACCTCCATAAGTGTGTTTATTATCGCTCACCACACGACCATCATTTACCACCGTATAATAACGAACTCGTGTTTCAGTTTCATAATATCCAATGTAGTCACCATATTCAATTTCAATATTTAATTCGTCCAAGTGATTTTGATAAACACCGACTTTTAAATTACCAGGTTCCATTTGAGACATTCTTGAATTACCATAATCTTGGTTTTCAGGTTGTTCAATTGTAACATAACCATTAAACTGAACGGGTGGAAGATATTTTATACCATTTTCAACTGTTTCACCATATACATCATCTGTTTTTGTTTTTTGACGATCCACACGGTATAACACCAAACTGAAATTCATATCACCCTCCAACCACTCACGGCCCATTGCGATATCCAAATCATAATCTTCGGCTCCGAAGAATTTATTTAAGCGAGTAATCGGGACTTTTCTTTGCGACATATTGATTATTTATATAAAATAGATTATATTATAAATATTATCAAATGGAAAACAATAAAGAAATATTATCTTCAATCCCCGAAGTTAAAGCCCACCGTATTTTAGAAAATTACAGTGGGTTTAATAATTATATTCTATCCATTAAATCAAAAAAAGAAAAACAAAAACATTTTAAACTGACTCGTGCACAAGCCGATTACATTAACAAATACCATAAAGTAGTTCCAAAGGTGGCAAGAAAATGGGTGGAATTGGACAGTTATTTTGCAAAAAAAATGATGGAAGATAACCTATATACCAAAATACCTGAGAAAATATATGTGGAAAAACTGTTGGTTGAAAAAGATAAGGCATACCACATTTGGGGAAAAACATTTGAATCTGAAAAACTACATCCATTTTGGTTACCAAAAGTCGCAATCTTGCAAAATCAAAATCAGGTTGAGGTTAATATTGATTATGAAAAATATTCTCATAGACCACCATTATCTCATCAAAAGGAAGCGATTGAAAAATTGGTTGGGAACAAAAAATTCATTTTGGCGGATGATATGGGATTGGGAAAGACGACCTCAACTGTTATCGGAGCATTAGAAACGGGTGCAAAAAAGATAATGATTGTTTGTCCCGCATCCTTAAAACTGAATTGGAAACGGGAAATTGAAAATTATACAGATAGGTCAATTTCTGTTATTGAAGGGAAAAAATGGGAAAGTGCAGACTTTGTGATCATCAATTATGATATTATCAAAAATTTTCACGATTCCAAAAATAAAGAAGAATCAATCATCTTGCAAGAAGATTTTGATTTAATTGTATTAGATGAGGCCCATTATATTCAGAACACACAAGCCAAAAGAACCAAACTGTTAAATGATGTGATATCACAAATTGATCGGGTTTGGTTTTTAACAGGAACCCCAATGACCTCACGTCCAATTAATTATTATAATTTGTTGGATTTGGTGGAATCACCCGTCGCTTACAATTGGATGGCGTATGTTATTCGTTATTGCGAAGGTTACCAATTTAATGTCGGAGCAAGAAAAGTATGGAACGTAAATGGGGCATCCAATTTGGAAGAATTAAGAGATAGAACCAAATCTCACGTATTAAGAAGATTAAAAGAAGATATTTTAGATTTACCTGAGAAAATTATAACTCCCGTCTATTTGAGATTAAAATCAAAAGAATATGAAGAATTAATGGGGGATTATTATGATTGGTACGAAAATGATGATGAAAAAAAATCTTTGACCGTTCAATTCACAAAATTAATGAAAGTTAGACAATGTATCGCAGAAGAAAAAATAAAAGATACGATTGAACTTGCTGAAAATATTATTGAACAAGGAAAAAAGGTTTTAATATTCACCAATTTTACTGATACATTAAATCAAATTGCGGATCATTTTGGAAAGAAATCCGTTAAGTTGGACGGAAGAATGTCAAAGAATGCAAGACAACTCTCTGTTGACCAATTTCAAGAAAATGATAAAATCAAAGTTTTTGTTGGAAACTTAAAAGCAGCTGGTGTTGGAATTACATTAACCGCGGCCGAAGCCGTTATTATGAATGACTTATCATTTGTCCCATCTGATCACGCACAAGCAGAAGATAGAGCATACCGTTATGGTCAAAAATTTTCCGTGTCCGTTTATTACCCGATTTTTGAAAATACTATTGAAGGAGTGATTTATGATATTTTAAATAAGAAGAAAAAAATCATCCGAACAGTAATGGGGGACGACGAAGGATCAACAGATACGTTTGAAGAAATAATGAATTTGATCAATAAACGAAAATAACCTCATTTTTCTTAACATTTGGTTCATAAGAATATTTATATATTAAAAAGACAACGTGAAATTTAATATTTTAAGAAAAAAAGTTGATCTGATTACAGAACAAATAAACGGAAACCAAAGGTACCCGAAAACAGCCGTTCTCAACGAAATCTACAAAAAGGTACCTCAAGAAATATTACTAGAAATGAAAGAAATAGGTATTGAAGAATTGCCCTATTCTTACGGTGCATTAAAACGTTTTATTGATGCAGAAACAATGGATATTCATTATAATAGACATTACAAAGGGTACGTAAAGAAATTAAATAAAGCCTTGGAAAATAAAGAAGACGGTGATTTGGAATTAGAACAAATCATCAAAGGAATATCAAGGTTCAATAAAACCGTTCGTGATAACGCCGGTGGAGCATTTAACCACGCCTTATTTTGGAAAATGCTAAGCCCAAAAAGACAAAGAGCACACGGAAAGGTTTATGAAAAAATCAAAAAAGACTTCGGTGATTTTAATGGTTTTAGAAATCGTTTTGAAACCGTCGCAAGAAAAAGATTCGGTTCAGGTTGGGTTTGGTTGGTATTAACCAAAAGAGGTGACCTTAAAATTATGTCCACCGCAAATCAAGATAATCCGTTAATGAACGTAATTAAAAATGGGGGTTACCCAATTTTGGGATTGGACCTGTGGGAACACGCATATTATTTAAAGTACAAAAATAAAAGAGATGAATACATTAAAAACTTTTGGAAAGTTATAAATTGGGAATTTGTTAATCAACTTTATAACCTCAGAACACAAAAAAAAGTTAATGAGTCTCGTAATATCAAACAAGTAATTAGTGAAGGAAAAAGTTTGGGTTGCAACAGAAAACAAGTTGGTTTTTATGCTCAACTTTTTAACAAAAATTACAACATTAAAAACCGATACAAAAATACCATTATGAGTATTTTGAAAGAACTTTTTCACGATTATTGGTACGATGCTGATGAATACGGAAAAGATGAATTATCGGGTGTTTATGATTTTGAACAACCTGGTCGTTCGGTAATTAACAAATTGAACACTAACTATACCGCATTCTGCACATTGGTTAATGATTTAAACCAATATCTTAAACTTAATGGTATTGATCCCATCGCATTTAACTTAGATGATAAAAGACAACAGTTATCAGAATTGGACCGTTTTTTAAGATACCTAATGGAATTGAGATATAGAATCTTTTCACCAGAATCAGAGACATTCAAAAAAGTAATGTCAGGTTTGGATATCAATAACCGTTCAGGTGACAAACGAGAAGTTGATGCGGTGAAAGATTTAAAAATAATCTTTAATACCGATGAAGTGGAAAAAGAAGGGGGTCTTGGTAAAAAAGTGGATGCACTCGGTGGTGTTGATGCTTATGTAATGACACCCGAAGGTAAAAAAACCGTTCAAATTAAACCCCTAAGTGGTTATGAAGTTAAAGATGGTTTTGTTATTCTTTATGGAACAGGTAATGTTGCACCATATAAAACAGACTATATGGCGTTTAAACATAACACCAAAGGAACCTTCGTTTTTGATAACGCACAGACAAAAATTATTGACGGAAAATACGTTTATCCGATCTCTGCACTTTATAATAATATAGATTTATAAAAAGTAAGATATTTATAATAAAAATATCACTATGTCTATAATTAACGAACCAGATAGAAGTAAACTTTATACGAGAGTTAAACACCTATTAGGTGCACCTATAAGAAGTGTTGAAATAGAGGATGAAATGATGGATTCTCTACTTGAACTTTCAATTCAGGACTATGCACAATACGTTAATGATTGGTTGATTGAATCACAATGGACATCTTTATATGGGCTTAATTTAGATGAACAATCTTTAACTCGTGCATTTACATCACGATCATTAGATTGGGAAACTCAATATACATACGCTTACTCTAAAATTGTTGGACTACAAGCGGGGGGTGATTCTGAACTTAAAAAAGATTATATTGATCTCGTACCAAATCAACAAATATACGAAATTCCTGCGGGTAGAGAGGTAAATGAACTTTTATGGTTTAGTAGATCTGAACTTGATGCCGCATTCTTTGATCCGTTTATGGGTGGATTCGGAGGATTTGGTGGTATCGGTTTGGGTGGTGCTGCTGGTTTTTCACAAATGGGTACAATGGGTAACTACTTTATTACACCCGCCTTTGATATCTTATTAAGAATGCAAGATATTAACATTAAAAGAAGAATTATTTCTGGTGAACTTACTTATCGTATTACCGCACTTGCTGAAGGTAAAAAAGCATTACATTTAATGAATGTACCTGGTGGTAAGTTTGACTTCGGTAATATTCAATTTAATGAATATAGAGTTTGGTATTGGTATTATGATACTTTTGATAGAGAAGATTGTTTGGCAAAAAATCCTGATGTGGTACGTTTACCGTCAGATATTCCAATTGACGAAATGAAATGGGACGAATTAAATACACCCGCACAAGCATGGGTTCGTAAATGGTTTGTTGCATATGTAAAAGAAACTGTTGGTCGTGTTAGAGGAAAATATCAGGGTAATTTAAAAACACCTGATAGTGAAATTCAAATGGAATATGATTCTTTATTAACTGAATCTAAGGACGAAAGATCAAAGTTAATTGAAGAACTTACACAAAGATTGGAAAGATTAAGACCAGAAAAAATGATGGAGAGGGAAGCATCCGTTGCTGAAAATCTTAACAAATCACTTCAATACCGAGCATTCCCAAGACAATTTTATGTAATATAATGGCAATTTATAAGTCAATACCCTCAATTAGAATTATCAATGGAAGGGAAATTAGAACTTCCGATAATGCTATTGTAAGTAGTCCAAGATACCGAACAAGTGGTGAAAGTTGCATTATAGTAAAAGATATACCTGAGGCACAAATTATATTGGACGAAACAAATACGGATCACCTAACAATCAAATCAATAACCAAAACTATTATTCAAACAAACTTATTGATTGATGATAAGTTTAAAGAAATTGAACTCGGAAATGAATCTTCAGTTGAGTTAAAATTTGTTATGGGTGGTTGGTACATCTTATCTTCTGATGGTTTGAAAGAAGAAGATTTAAGCATTGACTAAATCTAACCCCACCAACTTCTTATTTTTTTCCACATAATTCATATCAACCAAATCCAATGTATTTTCCAAATACATATAAAACGGATCTTTTTGCATTTTCTTCCAAAACACAATTTCCATATCTGAAAGGGTTAATACCTCATCCAAATCATCTTGGTCCCCATCTCTTCTCGGATAACCTCTCACCAATTCTGTTTGGGTGTGAGTAAATAAAGGACGATCCGCAGGATCTTCAATCAATATTTCATCACGAATATCAGGATGAAAAACAACCAATAGGGGTTCAATTCTTTTATTAAATGAACTGATGTAACGAGCGATGTTATATTCACCCAATTTATCGGGATAATTTTCAATATCTTTTTCATCAATTAAATAACAATTCAATTGAATATCAACATCATCTGCGGGCATTGTTTTTCCGTATTTTGCCTTGTATTCACGTTTTTCTTGTGCGGTTGCGTTCCAAACATTTTTCTTAACCACATCGCCGTGTGATTTTTTCTCACCATTATTCACATAATAAATGGTGTCACCCAAACCAACAGGAAGGTTATGTTGAATTGCAAGTTCCATATGTGCTTGACGTGACATTAATGATCCCGCTTTGGTTTTCTTTGTAATATGAACTTTATATTCATTAATACTTTGTTTTACCCTTGCTTTGTTTGCAATCTTTGCAATTGGAATTTGTTGGTTATAAATCTTCTCCAAATATTCATAATAGTAGTCCAAAAATTCGTGTCCCTTACCGTCCAATAACAATCTTAATCCGTGATCCAAAAACTCTGCAACATATGTGGGTAATTTTTTTGACTTAATGGTGTTACCTGTAAGTTTTACTTTACCCTTATCAGTAAGAAGGGCATAGTTTTTACGGGCAACATTTATGGTTGACGGCCAAATACCATCTGTATCCAACCCCATTTCACCTCTCATAAACAGATCATTATATTCAGCAACATCGGCTTCGGTTCCGTGATATTCTTTTCCTTCAACAACCAAATCATTTAATCCTTTTCCAATATAAGTTTGCGATTCACGACCAGGTGGTGATGAGAAGTTCACACCATCCGTATCCATAACGAGGGGTTTGTAACCTCTATCCATAAACCACATAATCATCTGACGAAGGTATTGACGACCTGTACAGGTGATCTGTTCACCCATATCCATATCACCCCACGGGAATACTTGTGGTGCGGATAATGAACCAAAGAATGCGTTAATAAAGATTTTAATTGGCAACTGTTTGCGGTTATATTTTAAAGATTCTTTTGGGTTGGTTTCATATAGGTCCGCAGCCAGTTTTTTGTATTTGATACGAGTATCACGGAAATACTTTAACATACTTTTCATTGCACCTGTAACATCACATTCAGGGAATACATCGTGAACCAACTGAATGGATGGGTATAGTGAAGAATAGTCAAGTTTTAATACATTAGTTGAATACCCAACAGCAAGTAGTCGTGATAAACCACCGGTAAATGATCTTTTTTCACCTTTTTGGGGTATTGCAAGACCTTTTTTATAAGACCATGCGGCCATAATCATTTTCCATAATGTTGCAGTTCCCATCGTTGATAACCTTTCATATGTGGTCGGAACCAGTTTTGAAAGAAGGAAATTTGCCTGATTGAATTCTTCATCAACCACCATCGTTTCCCAAATATCATCATAAAGGTATCTTTCAATGATGTATTGACCATTAACCTTTTCAAAAGCATCAGGGAACCGTTCCATAAGATTTTCGGTACCAGGTGCACCAACTTCTTTATAACCACCTGATTTTGGATTAAAATAATAATCTTTGTTATCAAAATAGATTTTTCCGATTTTATCTCCCTCAACATAAACCCGATTTTCTTTTTCTGCTCCGATGAATTTGGTAATATATTTCAAACCCCAACTTTTGATATCCGAGTTGATGGCTTGCGCTCTGCGAACCGCATGAGCAATGTCCACAATATTATAACCCCACATTTGAATTTGGGTATATTCCTCCATCTCATTTGCCAATTTGAGCATCCCTTGTTTTTGTTTGATTTTGGATTGAGGATTTAATGTTTTTGCAATCTTTTTGGGGTTCAAACCCAAAATCTCCGCTCTCCTTAAAATAAAAGGAAAGTCAAAGAATGCCGAGTTATAACCTCCGACCAATGAAGGACGAAGTTGCGCAATTGTATTGAAGAACTCAATAATAACCTGTTTTTCTTCATCATCATTTTCACATGCGATAACCTTTTCAAAACCACGGTTATCTTTCATTCCGATTAAGAATATTCTGCTGGTCTCGGGAGATAAACCTGTGGTCTCAATATCAAATACAAATCGGTGAACCTCATCATATTCATCAAATCCTTTGAATAACCTTTTGTTTTTCTGAACGAGATATTGTTCGGTTGGTGATAATATGATGATGTGTTTTGAATTTCCGCGTTCCCACGGATCCAATCCACCGTTTTTGAAAAAGTTAACCAAGTTTGCATATGATTTGGTGGATTTAACCAAAAACTTAAAACCCTTTTCCATGCGAGGATCACCCATTGTATCTTGCTTCTCAATGATAATCCCGTGTTCAGACATCGCCTCTTTCTGTTGAGCCTTTGATCCGTTATAAAATTTTAATCCGTGAAGATTTCCGACCCATGCGAAGGGAACAAAGGAGTCGGTCTTAATTACCTTACCTTGTTCGGGGTGTTGAATGATTTTGTATATTTTTCCTGACGCATAATCATATTCAAGTGATACGATATATTTTTCAGGGTCCTCTCCATTGAGGAACTCTTCAATTTCTTGTTGTGATACCATAATATTTGTTTTTTCCGTCTGAGATATTTTGCTCACACCGCAATGATGTGATTACTCTTTGACATTTTTCAAAATATAAGACAAAAAAAACCTTAAGTCAATTTGGGGTAAGTAATAATTTTTTACTCTTCGCTGTTATCATCATAGAAGAAGACATCTTGATCACCAACACTCCACTTGGTCCCGTCTTCACAATAAAATTCTGTAGTTGATACTTTAAAATCAGGTATTTTAATACCTTTTGGTGTCAATGATTGATCATAATATAATACGCGATTATTTGGTTGTGCCGCGAATTGCCCATTTTCTAATTTTATAATATTAAATGATTTGTGTTCGTTAGGTGTTTCAGAAAGGGATACATTTAACTCATTCGGATCCGAATGGCAAGAATCTATTGTAAACAAATAGTTACCACTATAAAATTTTTTATTTTTCATATAAACTCTACAATCTAAATTAGATAATGTTGATTTTTCAATAACAGTTATATTATATGAAAACGCGTCCCACAATTCTAAATGATCCAAAGGTAACAACTCATCTTCATTTAAATCTGTTTTCCAAACATATGCCGATATGGGTAACTTATCATATACCGCACCATAATTGGTTAAATAAGACTCAAAGTATAGTGCACTACCCTTAATGGATTTTACTGATACCCAATAACAAGGCTCAAACTCACCGTAACCTTTTTCAAAATCATACAAATATTCTTTTCTAACATAACATTCTAATGGTGGTAAGTTCGCAACTAAGTAACTCATATTTAATACATTAAATTATGTTTATATATAAAATTTCTCGTATCGGTGCAATTAACTCACCCATTGAATTCACAATATGAAATTCACCTTCATATCTCCCTTTTCTATTAGTGTCTCTTTTTGAGAATTTGTAGTAGATATAATATTCCGTTGGTGAGTCGGGGTTGTTTTTTGTTTTTGTTGTGATGTAAGCATTATTCATCAAAATCTTTTGGATTCCGTTATCCGTATTCTTCATTGAAAAACGAATGGTTGCGGTATCCAAATCGGCATCAAATATTTTGTAAGCATCTGTTCTTCCGTCACGGACAACTTGCATCTTTAAGATTGGTAATTCACTATTTTGTTTGATAAAAAATTCCATTTATTTATTTGGTTTGCAACATAAATCCACCTCACTGAATGAATCATCAATGTTTATAAATAGTTTATTTCTTAAAGGCAAAATAATTTCACCCTGACTATTTGTAATCTTAAACTCCGCTTGAAATCTTCCCATTTTTCGGGTTTCTTTTCTGGTGAATTGATAATAAACAAAATAATCTTCTTCAGGTCCGTCACCGGTCGTATTTGTTTTTTTAACTACAAATGCGGGTTTATTAACAATAACATCCATATCCGTTTCCACGTTTTTCATAGAAAAAGTAATGGTTGAACTGTTGGTTAAATTATCAAACTCACGAAAATCTAATCTTCCGTCCTTAATAATTTGAACCTTTAATATCGGTAACGTACTATTTTTCTTTATAAAAAATTCCATATTCTGTTATATTATACATTCGGATTATTATCAACAATGTTAAATCCGAAATCACATTCAATTTCGTTGGCAATAAAGTCAAAGTCACAAGCCACGGTTTCCAATGAGAAGTTGAAGAAACAACCCAATAAACACGGATAACATTCAGGACACCAATAATCATATAAGTCAAACCTGTCCTTTAATAATCTCGCGTTATGTTGAATCTGCGGTGTACTTAATGGTTCCACATACATTCTGAATTGTGAAATACCACCCATAAATGTCCCACCAAAATTTTGTTCCAAAAGAATATCGGTCGTCAAACCAGATAAACTGGTACCTGATAATGTTTCATTTGGCATACTCTCAGGATCCTGAATATATGGTCCTTCCAAAGCAGAACAACCACTAAACATCAAACTTTCTCTTAACCCTTGAGTACCACCACCCCAACTGATGTTAAACGGAACACCCAATTGTTTTTCCTTCTGAGTATTGAGTTCTCTTGGAATAATCTCCTCAAAATCTTCAATAACCATAAACAGATAACCGTTTACGTATAGTTTCAATAATCCCTTTCTTTTATCTCTTTCTCTTAACCACTTGCGGTTTAATTCCACAATGTTTTCCTTCTTTTCTTTGGTTGAACCTGGATGTGTCTGTGGTGGCATAATGAGATTATATGCAGCACCATTTATCGCAGAAGGATATAACTGTTCCCGAATATCACCCAATCCACCCCAATTCAATAAATCACACCCCTCCAAACTCTGATATCTTTCAAACACGGCAGTTATCATAACCCATCTTTCCTCAGTGTTTGCTGTCACACAAATAGGGTTATTGTAATTACAATCATCATAAATTCCACGAGTGGAACAAATTTCATTAACACAATAACCTGATGAATATGTTAAACCAGTGGTCTCACAACTTCCCGTTGTTACACAATCACCAGTTAATTTTAAATATTTCACACAAAGTTGGGGATTTTTGGGGTCACCCTCAAACTTTAAAGACATTGCATTTGAAAACACATCTTTTCCTGGATCAACAGGTGGATTTTCCACCGTTGTATTATAACCACCACAAGGACCAAGATTATGTTTTATGGTTGTACCCGTGGTTGGAAATACGGTTAAACAATCTGAGTTGGTTACACCAGTGTTTGCACATGCACAAGTTTTAATACAATTTGTTAATCCTGATGTTACACGGTTATAGGTCCAACCTGACGCATCGCCTGATATATCAATATTAAAATCACACGTAAATGTTTCGGTTGTTTGAACGTCACCCGATGCTGGATGGTAATACTTGTTTTCGGCTCTCGTTCCAAAGAAAAAGAACGTATTCGCATTATCAGGATAAACATCATTTAAATAAACTTCAGAAGGTTGAATTTCATATTCTTCTCTTTGACGAGGTTTAAGAAGAAACTCCGCAGACCAACCTTTATTTACCCTTTCAGGAAAAACTTCATAATCATACCCGAATAACTTATAAAACCCCTGATAAAAACCACCATATAATTCATTGTAATAACCAACAGTTTCACCACTTTTGGAAACTATATTATATATGGTTTTTGAATTACCTGAAAATCTATGGTTTGGCCAATCGGCATAACTGGTAACAGGAAACATTTTCATTCTCCTATCAAAATAATGGGGATTAAATGTTTCACCAGTATTAATACCCATCGTGAAAGTTAAAGTTTCACCAGTCATCTTATTGTATAATCCGTTGTCCGTCCCCGTTAAACCAATATCACATAACGTGCTTGCAGTTAAACAAGTGAGATCCACATTGTCAGGATTATAATAATTCTTTGATACAACAGGATTACCTGAATAATGAACATTCCATAATAAAGTCATTTGTTGCGCAGAATCAGATGATGATAAATCCATATTGATCGGCAACCTGTTTCCGTCATTTTCGGCGATTAAATTGGTTGAAAATACAACTTCTTCATCATAATCACGTTCATCCGACACCAAAGTTAAATCAAAATAACTGGAATCATCAAGACGGAGATCATACCTGTTAAAATAGTAGTTGTTGATATTCTGACTCGCCATTATGGTTTTTTTAGATAAATACTTTCTTTGCGGTATTTATTATAAAAAGTTATATCATGGAAGATATCTTTAAGAGAAAAAGTTTCGCAGAAAAAAGAGCAGAAGAACTTGGTTGTGAAGGAATACACAAACATAAGGGGGGGTTTATGCCTTGTTCTACTCACAAAAAATATGAAGAAAAAGTCAAAGCAAATAAATCCAAAGAAGAAATGGAAGAGGTAATTGACTTTGATGGAACAATGAATAATTCAAAAATTCCAATCTTAGATCCAAGAGTAACCAACAAAGGTACAAATACTATGGATAAAACTGTTGCTATGACCAGAATAACACAAGATCCTTTAATGAGGGGTTATAGAGTATATTACGGAGAATCATTGGTAAGAGAAGAAGATATGGAAAATGCATTCGGATATGAGGAAACAAATGATATGAATGCAGAAGAAACAATTGATTATTTTATAAAAGAACTTGGTTTTGATAAAGATGATGCTGAAGACAGGGCGGTTGAAATGGGTAAAGATCCCGATATTCCTGATAATCCTGAATTGAAAGATGAAGAAGATTTTATTGATACAATGAGATTAGTTGAAAAGAAATTCACAAAAAAAGACATTATACAGATGTCTGAAGATCTTTTGGTTAAAAAAAGCGAAGATAAAGATATCAAAAAGAAAACCGATGATGGTGTTTCACCAATTTTATTAAGAAATATTAAAGCATTAAAAAACCAAGCAGATGTGTTAGGTTTATCAGATGAAGAATTAATACGTTTAATTAAAAATGAACAGTAAACTATACGATAGAAAAGCAAAACTACCTGATAGTTTGAAACAACATTTGGAAGATTCTTTTAAGAATATTGATGCAGATAGCAATACTGAAGGTTTTAATAGAAATAAAGAATTAAGAGAATCAGGTATTGCAACGTATCAACAAATTAAGAGAATTAAAAACTGGTTTGATAGTTATCAAGGTAACGAAGAAGATGCTCCGTTTATTTTAAATGGAGGAAAAAGAATGCACAGATGGTGTGATCAAGTACTTGACCATTGGAGAGATACAATGGAAAAAGGAAAGAAAATTAAAGCCGATACAGGAATGGAAAATCAATTTATTGACACACACGACAAAGAGGGTGGATCAGTTAATCCTCACGATAGTCACGAAAAAAGTATTAATAAATTTGATACCGCAGTTACGGAACAAATAAGAATAATAAACAAATTAATGTCCAATTAATTATGGCAACACAAAACGACGAATTAGATTTTTCTCAACCAAATAACGAGTTGACACAAATCGCAAACTCAAGAAGATCAGTACTTCTTCCAAGAAATGATTTTCAACCTGAAGGTCAAGAATATGGCGTTTCACACCCTGACGCAACTGCCGATGGTGATAACGCTGGTCGTGGTACAGGACAATTTCTTGATATTTTTAATTACAATGCAGGTACATTACAAGATATTCAAGAAAGAATTGGTGACATCAAAGTGAACAAATATAACAACAACAAACCGTATTATGTTCAAGATGATCAAAGTCCAAATACACCTAATAACCCATTACCAGTATTGTAATGAAACTAATAAGTACGTTTAAAGGTTTATTGACAGAAATTGCGTCAATTCAAGACGTTCAAAAATCTATTCAGGATAAAAAAGTTATGACCATTTATTATGATGGTGATATTCCTGGAGGTAAAGGTTTAAGACGTATTGAACCTGTATGCTTGGGATATAGCAAAGCAGGAAACCTTGTATTACGTGCTTGGGATATTGACGGTGCATCGCATACAGCGACAACAGGTGAACAACCGTTACCTGGTTGGAGGTTATTCAGGTTAGATAAAATCTTTACTTATAACCCTACTGGTGATAATTTTAATACACCAAGACCCGGATACAACTTTAATGGTGATAAAAGTATGGAGAGGGTCATTTTAAACGCGCAATTTAATACAGAACAAGATGAGTGATTTAATGCAAAAATTAGCAGCTTCAAAAAAGATGATGGATATACATAATGCAATTCCAAGAGGACAAGCGACCGGCCAACTTCCTGTGAATGAAAATGTTAATGCGACATATAACGTACCACAAGAAGTAGTTAGTCAGTCACCCGCACCTGTACCACAACCACCAATTACACAATCAGTCACTACTAACCGACCTGTTACGGAAGATGCAATTAAAAACTCAAAACTCCCTGATGAGATTAAAAGATTAATGTTAGAAAATCCAATTGAACAACCACAAATGAATGGTCCTGTTTTATCTGATGACATTATTGAAGGAGCAACAAGACTTATGGGTCAAAAACAAAGTAACACGCCAGTGACTGAAACACAAACTAATAACATTCCTACATCATCTGTTAATAGAAATGACTCAGACTTAAAACAAATGATCAGAGATGTCGTTCGTGATACAGTTAGAGATGTAGTTAAAGAAGAATTATCAAACGCAGGTTTAATATCTGAATCTTCACAAAAAACAAATGATACTTTATCATTAAGAGTCGGAAAACACGTTTTTGAAGGGAAGGTAACTAAGATAAAAAAACTTAAACAATAACTTGTCTTATCTTTTGTTTTTTGTTATACTTCTTGTAAAACAAAAGCATGAGTAAAATTAATGTATTATGTCTGCCCTCAGACCGTAGCGGAGTCGGAAAGTTCCGTTCTGTAGAACCTCACATTTTCTTACAAAACAAGTATCCTGATGATTTTCACGTGGATATTGACTATGAACCAAAAATCAATGATGATAACTATTGGAAACAATACGATATCGTACATTTTCATAGACAGATAGGTAAAGATTTTTTAAAATCACCTATGATTATTGAAAAACTCAATAAGATGGGTATTGTAACCATTATGGACTTAGATGACTATTGGTTACCAGGACCTGAACATCCTGCACACTCTTTGGTCAAGCAAGAAAAAATAGATCAACATATCAAAAACAATCTGAAAGTTGCAGGTCACGTAACCACAACTACTTCAGTATATGCGGATTTAATTAAAAAGTTAAATCCAAATGTTTACGTATTACCAAACTCAATTAACCCTGATGAAAGCCAATTTAAGGCAGAAACTTTACCATCAGACAAACTTCGTTTTGGTTGGTTAGGTGGTTCTTCACACTTAAAAGATTTGGAATTATTAAAAGGTACGGTTAATAAACTTTCAAGTATGAAAGATCAGTTTGAAATGTACATTTGTGGTTTTGACTTACGAGGAACTGTAACTGAGATTAACCCTCAAACAGGTGAGAAGAAACAAAGACCAATCAAACCAACAGAAACCGTTTGGGCAAGATATGAAGAATTCTTCACGGACAATTATAAAATGATTGACGAAGATTACAAAAAATTCTTGATGACTTTTCAAGAAACAGAATATCCCAATGCAAACTTTTACCATAGAGTATGGACCAAACCTGTTACATCATATGCAAAAAATTATTCAAGATTTGATGTATCTTTGGCACCAATTAAGGATAATACATTTAACCGAGCAAAATCACAACTTAAAGTTATTGAAGCAGGTTTTTACAAAAAAGCATTAATCGCATCAGATGTGGGCCCTTATACAATTGATTTGAAACATGCATTAGATAATGGAAAATTCACCAATGGAAACGCATTATTGGTAGATAAAAACCGAAATCACGGTGATTGGGCAAAATATATGAAGAAATTAATTCAGAACCCATCTTGGGCTGAAGATCTAGGAGAAAGACTTTATGAAACCGTAAAAGATACGTACAATTTAAATACAGTAACAAAAACACGAGCAGAACTTTATAAAACATTAGCAAAATGATTAATTACCCAAAAACAAAATTATTATTCTTTGATCTTGAAACCGTTGGAATTGAAAAAGACCTTCCAACATTAAGAGATAAAAATCCCGAACTGGCAAGACTTTTTGAGAGTTATAAAAACTGGTTTGATAAGAAATTTAACGATGAAGACAAAAATACCGTTGAAGAAACTTTCGTGAACCGAGCAGCACTCGTTCCTGAATTTGCAAAAATCATCGTTGGAACATTCGCATTCGTTGATCAAAATGGAAAAACCCACATTAAAACCTTCTCAGGTGATAATGAAAAAGAAATTCTTTTGGAGATGAAAGAACTTATTGATCGGGTGAATAAATTGGATTTTTGGTTATGTGGTCACAACATCAAAATATTTGATATTCCAATGCTCGGAAAACGATTTGTTATTAACGGAATCAAACCACCAAAAATTCTTCCAACATATGACACCAAACCGTGGGAAATGAAAGCGTTGGACACAAAAGATGTTTGGGGGTTTGGGAATAATTATTCCATTTCATCTTTGGACTTAATGTGTGTATCATTGGGTATTGAAAGTCCAAAAACAGGTGAGGTATCAGGAAACCTTGTTCACGATACATATTGGAACAAAAACGGTCTTGGACCCATCGCAGAATATTGTGAAAGAGATGTTAAGGTTTTAATTGATGTGATGGATAAACTTTATAATATGAAATAAAATGTTAAACAACATTAAAGAATTAAGAGATAGTTTAAAAAAAATTAAAGATTTAAAAAATACACTGGAATCAGACGGAAGTGCAGATCCGATGAGCATCTTTACAGATTTGGGAATTGATGTGAAAGATTTGGATAAAGAATTCGCAGATCAAATGAGATTAAAGGTTACCCTTCGTTATCAAAAAGATGGTGATAACCCTGAATTACAATATCATTATCAAAGTGATTCAGGTTTTGATTTAAGAGCAAATGAAACCGTAACACTTGAACCGTTTGAAAGAAAACTCGTACCCACAGGAATATTCTTTGAAATACCCGAAGGTTATGAAATTCAAGTTCGTCCAAAAAGTGGATTAACAATCAAAAGAGGATTGACCGTTTTAAACACACCAGGAACCATAGATCAAGGTTATACAGGTGAGATTAAGTGCATCATCATCAATATGGATAAAAACCCTCAGACCATAGAAAAAGGGGATAAAATTGCTCAAGCAGTTCTTTGTCCCGTGATGACAGGAAGAAACGTGACCTTACAACAAATAGATAAAGTTCAAGATAAAGAGAGAAAAGACAATGGGTTCGGATCAACAGGAAATTAATATTAGTCCCGTCTTACCTGATGGGAAAAAGAATTATCTAATTGATATTGACGGAACAATAACCGATGATATTCCAAATGAACAACCCGAAAGAATGGAAACTTGTTTTCCTTATGAAGGTTCAGTTGAAATTATAAACGGATGGTATGATGAAGGACATATTATTACCTTCTTTACCTCACGTACAGATGAACATAGAGAAATAACAGAAAAGTGGTTTGAAAAACATAATTTTAAATACCACAACTTATTGATGAATAAACCCAGAGGAGGTAACTACCATTGGATAGATAATCACATAGTTAGAGGGACACGTTATAATGGAAAATGGACACCACTAACGGAAAAAGAAACCACCATACAAGTATTTGAAGACTGATGATTACAATAGGATACAGCACCAAAAAAATTGATCCCGAGTTTAAAAACTACATAGAAAAATCTTGCGGTTTACACAACGTGGAAATTATACCATTTGAAAATCCCGGTACTCACTCACTAACCGAAGCATATAACATCATTTTGGAACAATCCACAAATGATATTGTTGTCCTGTGCCACGATGATATCTATTTTGATACCAAAAATTGGGGTAACAAAATCTTAAAACATTTTAAGAGAAATCCTGAATATGGGATTTTGGGTGTCGCTGGTTCCATAAAAATACCTGAAAGTGGAATGTGGTGGGAGGACCAAACAAAAATGAGGGGGATCGTAAATCATCAACACGAAGGAAAAAAATGGGAGTCAAGGTATTCATCCAGTTTGGGTAATAAAATTGAAGATGTGGTACTCGTTGATGGTCTTTTTATGGTGTTAAACAAAAAAAACATCAAAAATCAATTCAGCACCGATGTTCAGGGGTTCCATATGTATGATGTTGATTTTTGCATCAATAACTTTATAGAAAAAGTAAAAATAGGTGTATTATACGACATTAGAATTACTCACTTATCTATCGGACAAACCAATGAACAATGGGAGAAAAATAGACAATTATTCTCAGAAAAATTCAAAGATCAATTACCTATTCGTATTTATGATAATTTTGAAAATAGACCATTAAAAGTTTTACTCGGGGTATTAAATTTTCAAGGTCTTACCGGTTCTGAGGTGTCCACATTAGAATTAGCCAAAGGTCTTTCAAAAAATGGTTGTGACGTATCAGTTATTTCAACAAGCATCGGCAAAAATTTTGATCAGATCTGCAAAAAACATAATATCAAAACATATACCACATCAAATCCACCTGGGTTTTTGGTCGGAGATGGAAACCAAATTATTAATACTCCACAAGGACAAGTTAGAACAGAAAAAGGAAAATACTATAAAGTTGGTGGTGTTGATTTTGATGTTATTCAAACTAACCACACACCAATTACCAACTTATTGTTAAATCTTTATCCTGAAAAAAAATTCGTAACAGTGGTTCGGTCTGAAATAATAGATTTGGAAAATCCAATTGTGGATGAAAAAGTTAAAAAATACATAACAATACGACCATCAATAAAAGACTATTTAGTTAATGAGTTTAACATAAAAGAAAATATTATTGATGTGATTTATAATCCATTTGACACTTCAAGATTTAAAAAAGGTCCCGAACCAAACAATGAAAAAGAAATAATACTTTTTGTTGGAACAATGGATTATTTGAGAAAACAATCTATTGAACACTTAATTGAAAAGGTAACATCAGAAAATAAGACGTTATGGTTGGTGGGAAAAGATACAATGGGATACGCGACCGAATATTCTAATAACTATGATAATGTAAAATATTTTGGTGAAAGTGATAAAGTTGAAGATTTTTATCAAAAGTGCGATGTTACCGCAGGAATAATGTTGGGAAGAACAACGATTGAAGGGTATTTATGTGGAAAACCTGCTTGGATTTATTACGTTGATAATTCAGGAAACATTCAAAATTTTGAATATACAGAAGTACCTGATAATCTTAAAGTTTTTGAAAAAGATTATTCAATAAACAAATTTAAGCAAACATATTTAGAGGTTTATAATCAATAATATTAAAATTTTTTAGGTGAAAATTGAAGCATTTGACGAATTTGGCTACATTTTGTGGTATTACGCACCAGTAGCTTATAATAGTTTTTTAAAAGGAGAATTAGAGTACACTAAAAGTAAAATAGGCACTAAACCTGTTTTTTATTTTTCTGAAAATCATTCAGAAGAGAATAAACATTTTGATCCACCTATTTTAGCAAAAATATTACATCCTGAAGAACATAATACTTCGTGTTATACACTTAAAGGTCCAAAATTTATTAATAATAATTGGACTCCTCCACCTTATAATGAAGTATATAAAAATGATAAATTTGTTTATGATAAACCAATATTAACAATTCACAATAAAAACACTAAGGAATGGATGTCTCACCCACATAATTACTTTGATTCTGTTACATTAGACAAAATGTTTTCTATGTTAAAACATAAATTTCAAATAGTGTATTTTAGACCTCCTGATAACTCAGAAAAATTTAAATTACAAAAAGATAAACATCAAAACTCTGTAGATATTGGAGATAAAGAAGTTTTAACTAAACATCCTGAAGTTATTGATATTGAAAATTTGTTATTAGAAACAAATAAAATTTACAACGAAGTTCAATTTATGATATTAGCTAACTCAGATCATCATATCTCACCCGCAGGTGATGCAGTAATACCAGCATATTTTGGTGGTGATCTTTTTATATATAATTGTCCTAATTGTACCTCAGCAAATAGAGAAGTTTGGAGAACCGGATCTTGGATGGAAAAGTTATCGGGATCTAAAATTTTTGGTCACAATAATTATGACGAGTTGTTAAATAACATAACTGAAAAATGGTTATAGAACTTTTAAATTAAAAATGTATTTAATAATACATATTTTATATAAAATGATTAATTTTTTAAAAAATTAAAATTATGAAAAAAATAGACTTATTTAAAGTTTTTATGTCACCTACCGCAGCTGAAGAAGTGGGTAAAGTTTTAAACAGTGGTTACATAGGTCAAGGACCAAAAGTAGATGAATTTGAAACAATATTAAAACAAAGATTTAACCACGATTATATTTCTACTGTAAATGCAGGAACATCTGCCCTACATTTAGCACTTCATTTATTAAAAAAGCCTTCAATAAATCAATTGACTAAATTTGGTAGTTTAATGTATGAATCAAAATGGCCAGGTTTAGAAGATGGAGATGAAGTTTTAGCTACACCGATGACTTGTACCGCCTCAAACTGGCCTATATTGGCAAATAATCTTAAAATAAAATGGGTAGATATTGACCCAACTACTTTAAATATGGATTTAGATGATTTAGCCAGAAAAATTACACCAAAAACAAAAGTAATAATGTTGGTACATTGGGGTGGTTATCCGAATGACTTAGAAAAAGTTAAACAAATTCAAGAAAGAGCATATAGTATGTATGGTTTTAAACCCGCTATTATTGAAGATGGTGCACACTCTTTTGGTTCAGAATACAAAGGTAAACTTATCGGTACACATGGTAATTTAACAATGTTTTCTTTACAAGCAATTAAACATATAACATCTGTAGATGGTGGGTTGCTTTTTTCACCACATAAAAAATTAAATGACAGGGCAAGGTTAATTAGGTGGTATGGTATTGACAGAGACAGTGATAGAAAAGATTTTAGATGTGAGGCCGATATTGAGGAATGGGGTTTTAAGTTTCATATGAATGATGTTTGCGCTACGGTTGGTATTGAAAATTTAAAACATGCTGATGAAATTATTAGTAAGCATAGAGAAAATGCCAAATACTACGATGAAAACTTAAAAGAGGTAAATGGTGTTACATTGTTAAAAAGAGAAGATGGTTTTGATTCTGCATTTTGGATATACTCAATGTTAGTTGAAGATAGAGATGGTTTTTATAAACATATGGAAAAACACAATATTTCAGTATCTCAAGTTCATGAAAGAAATGATAAACACACTTGCGTTAGAGAATATGTTAGTAATCTACCTAATTTAGATAGAACAATAAACAAAATTGTTTCAATACCTGTTGGTTGGTGGGTAACACCTGAAGAAAGAGAATATATTGTTGAGACAATAAAAAAAGGTTGGTAATGAAATTGAGACCATTAACCATAAATGATATTGATTTCTTACTTGAAGTTAGAAATGATGATTCTACACGTAGATTTTTAGAAAATGATTCTATTTTTACGTATGATGAAAGTTTAAATTGGTTTAATACTACAAAACCTAATTGGTTTATTATTGAAGTCAATAACGAAAGAGTTGGTTATATTAGAACTAATGGTGATGAAGTTGGTTGTGATATTCATCCTAATTTTCGCAGAAAAGGTTATGCTCGTCAAGCTTATTTAGAATACTTAAAAGATAAATCATACGCCACTTTATGGGTTTTTGAAAATAACTTTGCAAAAAACTTATATAAATCTTTAGGTTTTATAGAAACAGGTGAAGTTAAAATCATTAGAAATCAAAAGTATATATTTATGAAATATGAAAGAAGAAATAGTTAATAAAATTTTTATTGGTGGTTTTGGTGGTACGGGAAGTAGAGTTATTACTGAAATATTTGAAGCGTTTGGATACTATATCGGAAGAGAAATTGGTGGAAATTCATTAGATTTTGGTAAAGGTAAATTTGTAGGTGCATTTGACAGATCTTGGAGAGTTAAAAATTTTAATGAAGTTATTAAGTTTATTAAAGATAATCTAAAAAACTCAGATCGTTTTGCCATTAAACATGGTCATTTTATGTTTATTAATGATGTACTTAAAGAAAATTTTCCCGGATGTAAAACAGTATATATTATGAGACATCCAATAGATATGGCGGTTAAAAATCAATATAAACCTCATTGTAAATATAGTAATATTAAGTGTAATGATTTAGACGGTAAAATAAAATATTATATAAATGAATCTATTAAATCCTGTGAACAATCAGATTTAATTATAAAATATGAAGATCTTTGTGTTGATTTAGAAAATCAACTAAAAATAATTAAGCAATTTATTGGTGATAATACTTTATTTTTACCTAAAATAAACATAAAACCTTCATCATCAACAGGTAAACAAGTACACTTATATGATAAGTACGATGTTTCAATGTTAGGGTATTAAATTCGTAAATTATGAATATAAAAAATCATCCAATAGAATTTTATATAGATAAGTTAAATAAAAAAGAACATTTTTCATTTACCAGATGGGGAGATGGAGAGTGGTTTTGTGCTATGGGAGTACAGGGTCAAAATTGTGACTCACATATTTACTTTCCAGAATTAAAAGATGGTCTTAATTTAGCATTAAAAAATAATAAAGGTTATTATAAGGCAATATGGAATTTAGATCATGGACAAATAAAAAATATCTTAAATAGATTACTACCTTTTTTAAATGATAATAAAATATCTGTAGATTGGGTAAATGCCGGAATATGGGAAGATGTTACTCTTAATGGTAAATTAAAAACTTTAATAGATTCTTTAGAAAAAAGAAATTTTGTAATAGTGTCAAACGATAACTTAAAAAACTTAAACATCAAATATTGTGATTTTATTACCGTACCTTCACGTAATTGTTTTTTAGATAAAGAAAGGATTAAACTCGACATGATTAAAATGACTGAAAAATATAAAGATGTAGTATTTGGTTTATCGGCATCTATGGCCACAAATGTAATTGTAGACGAACTTTACGATGTTATCGGAGATAGATGTACTATGATTGATTTTGGATCTATATGGGATCCATTTGTTGGTAAACAAACTAGAAGTTATCACAGACAATATAAAACCAATAAAATATGATTCATTGTAGACCATATGGTGGAATTTCAAATAGAATGAAATGTATAATTTCATGTATTGCAGAGTATGATGAAATTAATTTAATATGGAAAATACCTGAAACCGGTGGTGGTGTTAGATGTGAATTTAATGACATTTATAAAAATATCTATAAAGGACATTCAAGCAAAATAGTAAATAGTTGTAAATTTATACATGAAGAAATGAATACCTTAGAAGATGAAGAAAAAAACACATTATCTAATGAACTTAAACAAAAATACTTAAATGTAATAAAAACATTACAACCTGTTGATTATATTTTAGAAAGAGTTAAAGAAGAAAAAGATAAATTAGGTGATTTTAATACTGTTAGTGTAAGAACTTTCAGAAGTTTTGAGCAAGAGTATGAATCTTGGGGTAAATTTTTTAAAATAGAAAATTTATTTAAAATTATGGATAATTTAGAAGGTAAAATTCTATTAACTTGTGACGATAATGATGTTACAGACGTAATAAAAAATAAATATGATGTTTATACCACACCAAAAAGAACTAAATTCGGAGATTTTACTACTGTAGAAGGTATGCAAGACATATTAATAGATCAATATTTAGGAGGTATGGCAAAAAATTTATATGGTACAAGAATGAGTAGTTTTAGTGAAATGCAATGGTGGTTGGGACTTTGTCAGTCAAATTATATACAAATGAAATTACATGAAAAAAATTAATAAACTTTTCAGAATATTAAAACTACGATTTTTGTATGGTTATATGAATTGTGAAAATTGTGGTAAATTTACAAATAAAATCACATCTATCCCTTATATTGAAGCGGGTTTTTTAGTTTGTCACAGATGTGATAAAATTGATCTAAATAATGAATAACGTTTGGGTAAACGGTACTTTTGATGTTTTACACGTAGGACATATTCGTTTATTAAAATTAGCTAGTACTTTTGGGAAAGTTCGTGTCGGTATAGATTCGGATGATAGGATTAAAAAATTAAAGGGACCTGAGAGACCTTTTAATACGATGAACGTAAGAAAAGAGATGTTGGAGTCTTTAGTTTATGTTGATAGTGTCGTAATATTTAATGATGATTATAGTTTAGTTAACGAAATAAAAAATTGGAATTCTAAAACTATGGTCATTGGATCGGATTATAAAAACAAAAAAATAATTGGTGGTGATTTGTTTGAGAATATTATTTATTTTGACAGACTTTCGGACTACTCAACCACAAAAATTTTGGAGTTTTATAAGAATGAATAACTACTTAAAATTTTAATAGATGCCGGAAAGAGGTAAGAAGAGTTTGGATTTTAATAACAGGAAGGATTTAATCAATCATATTATCGGTAAAAGAACAAGAAGAAAGTTTCTTTCAGAAAATCAAAAAAATTATTATGAATATCTCAGAGAAAATGAGATAACCATTTGTACAGGCCCTGCGGGTGTTGGTAAGTCTTATATTGCGATGAGAGCGGCAATTGATTTATTAATGGATAAGGATAATTCATATGAAAAAATAATCATTGTCAGACCTGCTGTTGAAGCTGAAGAAAAATTAGGTTCATTACCTGGTAATTTGGAAGAAAAATTGGATCCTTATATTTTTCCTTCATATTATCTTTTAAATAAGATAATCGGAAAAGATGCGAGAGAAAAACTTAAAGAAAATGATGTAATTGAAGTATTTGCCTTGGCATATATGAGAGGTATGAATATAGATAATTCAATCTTGATTTTTGAGGAAGCACAAAATTCAACTCCATCACAAATGAAATTACTATTGACAAGAATCGGTTTCAATAGTAAATTTTTCATATCAGGTGATATTGATCAAACGGACAGATATAAGGATAAAACACAATCAGGTTTGTATGATGCGATGTCAAGGTTTAATGACATTAAAAATATTGGAATTTTTAAGTTTGAAAAAGAAGATGTTATTAGAAATCCTTTGATTGGAGAAATATTAAAAAAATATGAATCATGAAAATAGCGTTTGATATTAATGATGTTTTAAGAAACACATACGTAAAAGCATCTGAGATATACCAAAAATTTTATGTTGACGAATTCCAAGAAGAAAAAACGTCAGTTTTTGATGAGGAAAAGGAAGAGTTCATTGAAATTGATCTTGAAGACGAATTTAAGTATGAATTAAATTTGCCGATTAAAGATAAATCAAACTTAATTGAAAATTTTAAATTTAAATCTGAAGATGATTTAAATAATTTCTTTTATGTGGATTTTCCAATGCAAATTTTTGGACATGCGCCTTCATTGGACAGTAAAACATTTCAAAGTCTAAATGAGATCTATGAGGATCTTCGTGATGATCATAATTTGTCAATTATTTCATATGAGGTTTTAAAAAGCAAACCCGCTAGTTTATTTTTCTTATCAAAATATGGTTGTTTAATTGAAACGATTAAATTTTATTCTAATACAACATTTGATAATATATGGAAAGATCACGAAATCATTGTGACCGCCGATCCTGAAATTATAAAATCAAAACCCAAAAATAAAACGGTTATAAAACTTGGAACAACTTATAACAAAGATTTTAATGCTGATTATGAAATTTCAGAAATAAACGATCTAAAAGATCTATATAACCAATTAAAATTAAAAAAATGATGCTAGATATATTGGGAGAAAAGTACTATATTGATTTGGATGCTTTGGATAAATTCATTTCATATAGTGTTAACATACCGACAGGTGCAACTGAACAACACATTTCTATTGCAAAATATGAAGGGATAAAATTAATGATTGAATCTATTTTTAACGAAGAAAACGAAATTGATGAAAATTTGGGTATTCATCACGCAAAAAATTTAACTATTCCCTTTCGTTTAGCATTTAATACATTATTAAGACATGAAATATTAAAACATTTATAATATGGATAAGGAAACATTATTAAAAGTTGAAAAATCAATTCAAAATTTGAATGATAAAAAATCAAGAATATATTTCTTGGTTCAAGACACAAAAGGAAATGCCAGAGCATCAATAAGATACATTTATCAGATGGCAAAGGTATTAAAAGATAACGGGTATAATGCAATTATTCTTCACGAAAAAAATGATTATGAAGGAGTTTCTTCTTGGTTAAGTGAGGGATATGAAGGCATTCCACATGAATCAATTGAAGAACAGAATCTACAGATTTCGCCTGAAGATTATGTAATCATTCCTGAACTTTATGGTCACGTTTTGGAACAACTATCTCAAATCCCATCAGGAAAAATCGTATTGTGTCAAGCGTATGATTATATGTTGGAGACTTTGCAACCAGGAACTTCTTGGAGTCAATATGGTTTTTTGAAGTCAATCACAACATCTGAACAACAACAGAACTATGTTGAAGGAATAATGAAGAACGTGACGTTTGATATTATTCCTCCTGTATTATCACCTGTATTTAAAGAAAAAGACAAACCGTCAAAACCAATAATTTCTATTCATACTCGTGATCAGAGAGACACTATGAAGATTATTAAATCATTTTATTTAAAATACCCACAATTCCGTTGGATCACATTCCGTGATATGAGAGGTATTAGTGAGGAACAATTTTCAGAGTATTTAAGAGACTCTTTCGTTTCTGTATGGGTAGATGATCTTTCAGGATTTGGAACCTTTCCTTTGGAAAGTATGGCGTCTAAAACACCTGTTATTGGTAAGGTACCAAACATTAAACCTGAATGGATGAATGATGATAATGGTATTTGGACTTTCAATGTAAATGAAATGGTTGATATCGTTGCTGATTTTATTCAAAATTGGTTGGAAGATAACATTTCTGAAAAGTTATATGAACAAGGTTTGGAGACTGCAAAGAAATATCAAAATATGGAAGATTTTCAGAATATAGTACTTGAAACATTCAACAGATTTATTCAAGTAAGAAAAGAAAATTTTGAAACTCAATTAGAAAAATTAAAAGTTGAAACTAATGAATAATATGGAAAATATAGACGTTTCGGTAATTTTGCCGATTGAAAGCACAAAACATAAAAAATTTGACACTTTTTTTAGAACTTTTATTACATCAGTTCATAATCAACAGTTATTACCAAATGAACTTGTTATTGTTCATTCAGGTGAAGAAAATTTGGTTAGTTATCTAAATGAATTTGAATTTAGCGGTTTAACTGTTAACATTATTCAAAATGATGGACCAACTGACTTTTCAAGTCAAGTTAATTTGGGTGTTGAAAAATCAAATAGTAAGTGGGTATCAATTGCTGAATTTGATGATGAATATTCATCAATTTGGTTTAAGAATGTAAAAAGATATATGACCGCATATCCTGAAGTTGGTGGATTTTTACCATTGGTTGTGGATGTGGATGAAAAAGGTGTATTTGCGGGTTTTACAAATGAAGCAACATTTGCGGCGAATATGAATTCTGAAATTGGATATTTGACTAACGAAGTATTACTAAACTATCAAAACTTTCAAAGTAGTGGAATGGTTATTTTAAAAGAATTGTTCCAAGAGTTTGGAGGTTTTAAACCCTCAATGAAACTAACATTTGTTTATGAGTTCCTATTACGAATGACGTATAATTCTAATAAAATTATGACGATACCTAGAATAGGTTACAAACACACGAATATGAGAGAAGGATCCATTTTTTGGAATTACAAAAATGGTGAGAATAAGGTGACCCAAGACGAGGTTTCATTTTGGATTGAATCGGCAAAAAAAGAACATTTCTTTAAAGAAGATAGGAACATAAAATACGAAGTTCAGCATGATTAATGTTCTTGGAAAAATTTACAGGATCTTCTGAAAATTTATCAGAAGATCCAAAACCAAAAAAAAGAGGCAGAAAAGCTAAACAGGCAAATTATTTTGACACGCGTGAAGAAGAAGCGGTTAAAATGTTTTTGTCTGCTGACACTTTTCAAGAAAAAAACGAAATTTATAACGAATATCTTAGACATCCGTTAGATAAGATGATATCTTCAATCATTAGAAGGTATAAACTTTATCGTAAGGATATGGATTTTCGTGAAATACATAATGACACACATTCTTTTTTGATCACCAAAGTAGAAAAATTCAAACCTGAACGTAACAAAAAGGCATATTCTTATTTTGGTACCATATGTAAGAATTATTTAATGGGTCAGTTGATTAAGGATCAAAAGGAACAAAATAGAAAAATATCATATGAGGACATTACAAGTAAGATTGAAAATCGTCCTGATATGATTTATTATATTGAACACGAAAAAATTGATGCCGCGGATGTTATAATACGATTTACTAAAGAATTAGAACAATATATTGAGGAAACAGAATTAAACAACAATGAATTAAAATTAGGTTATGCATTGATTGACTTGTTTTCTGATTATGAAGTCATATTTCAAGGTGCAGAAAATAAAAAATTCAACAAAAATGTAATCTTACTTTCACTAAGGGAAATGACTAATTTGAACACAAAAGAAATACGTAATTCAATGAAGAAATATAAAGATCTATATTACGAAATTGTCAAAAAGTTAAATAACCTATAAATTAAATTCCGATATATTTATAGATACTATGTCAAGACCAAAGAAAAAACAGATTCAACTTAATAAAGATTCAGTATTGGCACTGATGCAAGAAATCTATAATGAACTTGTGGAACAGAGAGGGACCGCTATTAGAATACAAAATAAAATGTTGGCGATGTTAAAAGATCCTGAAGATATGCAAGTTATTGGTCCTGTTATCAAAGAACAACAAAAAATTGTTAATGATACCATTGAGAAAAAACTAACTCTTTCAAAACTACAATCTTCCATATGGGAAAAATCCACAAACACTGAAGCAGATAATTTTGTATTGAGTGAAATGGATGACGAATTTTTACAAAATCTTATCAATAAGGATGTTGATAATGAAACAGGTGGTGATGGTTATAAACTTTAATTAAATTTGTAAAAATGCCATTAGATCTATCAAAATCATATGATGAAGCAAAAAGTAAGACGAATGCGATCAAATCTGCAAATGAAAGTATTTCAGAAAAAGGAAGAGATTTTTTAAACAATTCTGGTAATAACTTTGAAAAAACAAAATCAGAAGCCCTAAAACAACTTAATTCTCTTGGAGATGTTCGTCAAAAAGCACAACAACAAATTAAAGGTCAGTTTGAGGAATTAATTGATTTATTGAGAATTATTGTACCTGAAAGACCGAATATTAATTTAAAACCAAATATTAATATAAATACGATCGCACCTGAAAGACCGAATATTAATTCAAATACGATTGATTTTATATTAGAACAACTTTTACAAGCATCTCAAAATACAAAATCAAGAATTGGTGAGATATTCACTGAAGAAACAATTAAAGCCGCTGGTTGTTCTCAAGAGGAAACATATAATCCAAATGTGCCAGTTTATATAAAGTTAAAACAAATTGACTTTAAAAAAACTTTAAAAAATTCTTTCAATCAGGGACCTTGGGATTTAGAGTATGAATCCCAATCTACAGGTAGTGGTCAATTTCCATTTTCACTTAATAGAGAATTATATAATTTAACTCAAAACCAAAGTACTTTTACATTACAAGGAATATCTAATAACAATTTATTTGATATTAAATATACCAATCAAAGACCATTACCGGGTGGTGGTTTTGAATTTGATGATTTTTACGAAATAATACCAAAAGCCAGACAATCAGGTAATAACATTTCTGATTTGATAAGTGATTATTTTAAATCAATAGAGATAGTAGATTTTGATAATATCATAAATAATTTAATGAACAGCATATTAAATTCATTTGATATTAGCGCAAAAATAAGTGTGGATCAAAAACAAGATCAGGATAAGTTTGGATTATTATTAAGTAGAATATTAGGTTTATGTTTTGATGATAACCAAGAAATTGATGTTGCCGGAACAGCCAAATTAGGTCAATTAGATAATTTAGATCAATCATTTTTTCAATTTTCACCAATAGATTTAAGAATTATTGAAAATGAAATTAGTGATTTTCAATTAGGTGTAACCGAATTTACCGATTGTGATAATATAAAACTACCGGTAAATACGGAACAAGTTCTTAATGATATTAGAGAAATAAGACAATTACCTGATGGTCAAAAAGTGGAAGCTTTTATTGAGATGATCAATAAAACTTCAAATAATAATGATTGGAAAAACTTAATCTCACCTTCATTAAATATTAATTTGTCAATGAAATTTGACTTATTAAGAGACTTACCTAGAACTGTATTTCTTTCATTATTAACACCAAAAGCCGTTTTGGGAATTATGGTTGCGTTAAGATTGGTAGGTAACACGAATATTGATAGTGTTGAAGATTTTGAAACTTTTGTAACAAACTTAAGAAAATTTACGGTAAATGCCGTAACTAGATTGGGTGCAATTTTTGTTGAAGAACTTTTTATATTATTAAAAGAAAATATAAGAGAACTTGTTCAGATTTTATTATTGGAAATTGCAAAAGAAACAACAAACAAACAAATTACAATTATTACAAGAATTTTATATGTACTTTTACAATTAACCAATGCAATAATTGATTATAGGAAATGTGAAAGTGTAATAGATGAAATACTAAAATTATTGAATTTAGTTTCAATTGGTGGAATTCAAATACCATCATTTGCATTATTAAGTGCGGGATTATTACCTGGTTTTTCAAGAATAAGGGCATTTGCAAACGCAATTGAAGAAATGCAAAAAAAAGGATTACCAACAGGTGCATTACCTGATGGATCACCGAATCAAGTTTTACAATTTTTAAAATCGTCAATTGATGGTATGGATCAAGAAGAAACTGAAAATGGTAAAGTGAGTGTTGCTATGATTACACCTGCAGGTCCTGTATCACTTAACGGAAAAAAACTTTAATTATGGAAAAGGATATTATGGATATAATTGATGATTACAAAAACTCACCCAACAAAGATTTGGTAAGAGTTTTAGGGTATCTCCGTGATGATTTTGAAAAAACAAAAAAATTAATTATTGATTTGACACATCATTTAGATTCAACGGAAAAAATTTACCATAAGGTATTAAAAGAATATGAACAAAGAATTCCAAAATGAGTCTTTTTAATAGAAATAATAGAATTATATTTCCTGCGGTCGTATTGGATAATAACGACCCCCTAAGGTTAGGTAGAATTCGTGCACACGTTACTACACAGAACCGAACGGAACTTGAATCCATACCTCATGTTCCATGGGGTGAGAATGATCCTTTTTTGGTTCTTCCTTTATTGCCTTATTTTTTAAATGTAACGCCACAAGACGAGAATTATGTTCACGTTCTTTTTACGGATCCTGATTATGATAAGAACAAAGATAAGTTTTACATTTCGGGAATTTATTCGTCACCGACCACGGTTCCTGATGAGGGTTATGACTCAGCACAGACACATTTAGAAAGCGGGTCTCAGAGACTTAGTTACAGAGACATTATTGTAAATGGTGGTGAAGAAGAAAGGTATAAAGGTGTGTATGCGAACCCTGATGATATTGCCATTTATGGTAAGGGTACTGCTGATGTAATCATAAAGGGGAATGAGTTATTGTTAAGGGCGGGGAAGAATGTTAATCACGGTGCTCGTGAAATTCCGAACAGGTATGATCAAAGATCATTTATTCAATTAACCAAATATGATAGTCAGACTCTTTATTTGGATCCGTCAAAATATTTTGAATTTCAAAAACAAACCACAAGGGTTAGGATATTGGTGGAATATAATTTGGACAACCCTGAGAATTCACAAAATTCATTTACGGGTTCAATTTTAATTTATTCTTTAAAGCCGGATGAACAGGTATCAACAGATAATTTAAATGTGTCATCTGATGTTTCATCTTTAAAATTCTTAAGAAACAGGATTAATATTAACCAAACGGTATCTTTGGATGATTATTGTAACATAATCAATTTGGTGTTAACTCGGATTAAACAAGGTGATTTAAGTTCGTTGGAGGTTAACACGAGATATCCTGGTTTAACTGTTTCGGGTGAAAGGACATTTAGAGAAGATGAGAAGTTTCCGTTTTATTATAGACCATCAAGTTTATTAAGAAAGATTATATATGAAAGAAATCTTTCTTCATCATCATTTTCTGCTCAAGAAATTGAAAATATGGAAACTTTGCAGTCGTTGGTTAAAAATCCAGTTGATTCAAGTAACGAGTTTTATGGTTTGGTTTATGATCAGAAAAACAAAAATGTTCCGTTTGAAGTTTTGGAAACGACTGTACTTCCAAAAGAAGTTGTTTCATCCAACAAAACGGTTAATATTCAAGGATCTGATCAAATTTATTTGTTATCACATCTTTCTCAGATACCAGGAAAAACGAAGGTGGATTTATCAAATACTTTATATGGGGTAAGTGAAAGTCTGTTGGCTGATCAGATTGAGCCGAATACCTCATCTGTGGTGAGGGGTGAAGAGTTATTGGAACTTTTGCAATTGATTGTTGAATTTTTAATTTCACACGTTCATCCATTTCCTGGTGTACCCCCTGTACCCGTATCATCAACGGGAAGATCGGTTGATGAATTATTAAAAGAATTATATGATGCCTCAGATAAAATACTTAACAAAAATATTCGGATTAACTAAGTATTTATATAAAAAAAAGGCATGTCAATATATAAATCTTATTTCAATAGAAATAACACAATTGTTTATAATTCTGATGTAAATACGGGAAGAAATCCTGTTGCTGAATTATTTTTTGGTAGCGTGGATAATTTAATCTCCCCAAAAGGATATTCTCGTTTTATTTTTGATATTGATCTTGATGAGTTAAGAAATCGCATTTCAAACAATACCATTTCAACGGGATGTAGCAAAAACATCACACATACATTAAGAATGACCAATTCATCATCTTTTGATCAAGAATTGTTAAATAAACAATGGAGCAACGGAAGAAGACGTGCCACTTCATTTGATTTAATCTTATTTAGAATACCAAAGGTATCAGGAACAACTGGTCAAGGTCAAATATGGGATGAAGGTGTGGGTTATGATTATTATGATGCAAATACCACCAACTCATTTGATTCCATGTTCTATAGACAATCACCCCCAAATGATAAGTCTTATTCAACTCGTCCTTCCAATTGGTTTAATTCTCAAACCATATCAGGATGGACCACACCAGGAATATATGATAATACAAACTCTTTAACGGGATCCAGTGCGGTCTTTAATTATTCAGCATTAACCATCGTGGATGTTCAACATTTTGAATTCGGAAATGAAGATATTGAATTTGATATGACCGATGAAATTAATAACATCTTAACGGGGGCAACCACTGGAACCACAGGATGGGGTATCGCCTTTAGACCTGAAATAGAAAATATAACAGGTCTTACTGAAAATAGTTCGGTCGGGTTTTTCACAAGACATACTCAAACGTTTTATGAACCCTATTTGGAAACTAATTATGATGACTTAATTCAAGATGATAGAAATATCTTCTATGAAACAAAACAAAATAAATTATATCTGTACTCATACGCTCAAGGTCAACCCCAAAGTTTGGATGCAAACCCAACGGTGGACCTGGTAGATATCAACGGAGACCAAATAAATGGTTTTACGGGACTTTCTACCTGTCAGGTGACTAAGGGGGTCTATGAGGTGACGATAAGCGGTCTAACAGCAACTACGGTACCTTGTATGGTCTATGATACGTGGAAAGGTCTATCAATTAACGGAACATCCATATCTGATGTGGAAAATGAATTCGTTTTAAGACCCCTTTCTGATTTTTATCAAATAGGATCAACCAACCAAGAACCATCATTATATGGGTTTGATTTTTATGGTCTAAAACAAGATGAAAAAATACTCGGTGGTGATATTCGCAAAGTGGGGGTTATTGTTAAAAAAGCATATACCACAAGGGAAGTACTCAATAAAGTTGACGCATATTACCGTATTTATGTAAGAGAAGGCACAACAGAAGTTCAAGTACAAGACTGGACTGAAATTAATAGAACACCAGACGGTCACTATTTCATATTAGATACTTCAGATAAAATACCTAATGAATATTTTGTTGACCTAAAAGTTAACACTGATAGAGAAGTTAATACTTATAAAAGACAGATAAAGTTCCAAATAGTAGATAGAAAATGATACAGTTAATAATTACAGAGAGTCAATACAAAACAATAGTTAAAACATTAATTGACGAGAAGAAAAAATCTAAGAAGAAGGACACAACCCTTTGTAAAAGAGGTATTACCGCAGCAAAAGCTAAATATGAAGTATACCCCTCAGCTTACGCTAATGGGTACGCAGTTCAAGTTTGCAAAGGAAAGATGCCCGACGTACACGGAAACAAAAGATGTTCGGGAAAATTTTGTCCAAAGAAAAAAAAGTAATATATTTGTAAAAAAATTACAAATCCTATAATTCGTTTGTTATGTCATTAAATCGTTATGTCCTCTATAAGGGGGATAGAGTTTTTATGGAAACTGAGTCCGCATCGGTTGATAGTGCAATTGATTACTTTTATGTGATCCAACCTGATTTCATGGTAAATAAAGATTTTCGTGTGAAAATGGTGCCAACACCAACACCCGTAAATAAATACAAATCACCCGAACAGGGAGATTAACCATAAATAACCACTGTTACCTCCGTGCATCATATGTTCAAGGTCCGATTTTTTTCGGACCTTATTTTCTTGTATAATGTTGGTACGTTTTGAATCAAAATACTTTTTCATCTCTTTTAATTCAAGTATTGTTGCAGATTTGCTTTCAATAATATCACGTATGTATTTGTTTTTATCTTCTTTTAATAAATAATAACCCATTTTCATGTTTGATAAAACATTGTTAGGTATGGTAATTTTTTTATTTTCAAAGACCTTATCTGATGATTCATCAATAATGATAACCAAATCGTCTTGTCCTTTAATTACCCTGTGATAAGTTTCTTTTGGTATAAAATAAGTTTTTCCTCTTTCCAAAACAACAGGTAACTCATCATCCATTTGTAATTTCCAATTATTAGATTCTTTAACAAAAACTTTTCTGTCATATTGATCTTTATGCCATTTCAACTCATCGGTATCCACGGATTCTTTAAAAATCCTTTCAAATATGTTTAAACTGATATTTTTTTGTTGATAAATCATAACTTATGGGTTGATTATTACCAGTATCTTCCTGATACATTTTTACCAAAATCTTTATGTGCACGACACGCCCAATAACCGGCCTTTGTTTTATCTTTCTTTTTGTGACACTGATGTCTTGCGGCAAATGATTTGCGAGCCGCAGGATCATTCCACTTGGCAGTCATAACAGGTGATCCATAAGTTACCTTTTTGATGTTACCTGTTTTTGGATCACGAACATAAACATACCACTTTTTAGGTCCACCCGTCTTAGGTTTATTCAATTTAACATCTTTACCTTTATATTCTGCTTCCGATAAACCAAATATTTTTTTAGCGATAGGATTTAAATCGGAAGGCTTAATAAGTTTAGCAGGTATGGTTTCTGATTTAGATATTAATGCTTTTTGTGCTCTATGGTTTCCATCTAATATCCATAGAATTTTACCATTCTCATCTACCATAATTAAAATAGGATATTGAGATGAGACTTCCACTTGAGAAATTCGTTCAATCTCCTCAGGATTATTATCCCAATTTAAGACAATATTAGCCAATTTTTCAGTTGGAAAGTTAATAATTTTAATGTCTTTGGTAAGTTCTAAAATATCTTGAAGAGTTATTTTACCCTCATCTGTTGCCCAATACGTGTCTTCCCCTTGCTCATTAACCAAAGGAAAATCCAAAGGTAATCTCTCACCTTTATAGATAAAGAACTTACCTCTTTCTGATTCCAATATTTCAATATCCTCTTCAGACCATTCACCAATCCCTTGTTTATATAATTTACGTGCTTCGTTAATTACATCAAAATATTTAGGACTACCGTGTCTAAAAATAGTTTCACTTATGGATATTTTATTATCCAAATGATATTGTAACTCCTCAGAAATAATCGGTTTTTTGTTTTGGCTTTCAACAATCATATTAACCAATTTATCAATCGCCTCGTTTTTCTTTTTGTTTTTGTAATTCTTAATTTTAATACGTGTAGGTTTTTGACCCTTTCCTGATTGAGGATCTTCCTTTTCTTTTTTACGTTTTCTACGACATGCAGAATCTTTTTCAGCTTGAGTCATTTTACCCGCAACACCAGCAGCACGACAAACAGGATATGCGCCCTTATCCGCATCCTTA